CCTGATTGGGAAGATATAAAAAAAGAGTACAAAAATTTAGATGTAAAAGCATATAAGAAAAAAGATTTTTGTCGTAAATATAAAAGTCATAAGTTGTGTTTAGATTAATCTTTTTATTATTCTTTAGTGTATCAACACTTGCTAATACATTCACAGTCGGTACAGACGCTTTAATTGATATATCACAAACTGGCACAGGATTATCTTTATCAGATGATGGCATTAAAAATGTTGCTATTGGTTTTGATTTTACATTTGGCAATAACACTTACAATAATGTTACAGTTGCCATGAATGGATTTTTAACCTTTAATTCTGTAACTCAATTCAATTCAGATGTAACTCGCAGAAGAAATTATTTATCTGAGCAGTTTCCAAGTGCAGGTTACAACAATAGTATTAAACCTTTACATTCCGATTTTATAAGGAGGTCAAGTGGCAACCAATCTCCTTACTATCAAACATTCGGTAATACATCAGA